TTTGGTGCGCCGACTAGGCAGCAAGCCAAAGAATTATTTTGGCTCGACTTGAAGCGCCTAATGCCCCCGCGATTCATGTCGCGTCGACCATCCGAGAGTGAGCTCAGGATCGACCTGATTAATGGTGCGAGTCTGCAGGTGTGTGGGCTGGATCGGCCGCAGCGTATTGAGGGCCGGCCGTGGAACTGGTTCGCCATCGACGAGATCGATGATTGCCGGCCGGAGACATGGGAAGAGGCCATCCGCCCCGCACTGTCCGATCGCGCAGGAGGTGCATGGTTTACTGGGGTCCCCAATGGTCGCGGATTCCTCTATCGGCTCAAATGCCGCGCGGAGAATCGCGAGGGATGGTCCTATCACTGGTGGCCATCTGCGGATATTCTCTCGGCGTCCGAGATTGAGGACGCGAAACGCGACCTCGATCCGCGAACATTCAGGCAAGAATACGAGGCAAGCTTCGAGCTGTCCTCGGGTCGTGTGTGCTATGCATTCGATCGCGCGGAAAATGTGCGTGAGTTTACCGTGCCGGAGTCTGTTCGGTGGCATGCGTGCATGGATTTTAATGTCCACCCTATGACCGCAGCGTGCGGGTGGGTCGATGGTGAAACGATCTACGTTTGGCAGGATTGGCATGTACCTACAGCATCCACCTATGAGGTCGGATCACGCATCCTTGGTGTGACCGGAAAACGCGCGATCATGTTCCCCGATCCGTCGGGTATGCACCGCGATACGCGCAGCGGGACCAATGACCATGAGATCCTGCGAGAGCTTGGATTCAAAATCCGCGCGCGGCCCGCGTGCCCGTCACCGCGATCGCGAAACAATGCGCTCAACTCACGGCTATGCTCAGCCGCAGGCGTACGACGAATGATTATTCATCCGCGATGTCAGCACCTGATTGATGCGCTCGAAGGGCTGCTCTATAAAAATGGCGAGGAAGAAAAAAACGATTATCAGCACATCGTATCCGCACTAGGATTCTGGGCAGAGAATCTATTCCCGATTCGGCCACGCAAAACATTTCAGGGGGTGAAGTTCTGATGGCCAATAATTTCATGGCAGAGCATCCGTGGTATGCGAAACGGAAGTCGATCTGGCGGTATAACCTCGCGAGCCTCGCAGGCGGCCGAGCCATGGTCGATGGCGGATATCTCGACCCGTCGGCAATCGAGGGTGAGGCGTCATTCGATCGCAGAAAGAGGCGATCAATGCGCCTCTATAAGAATCTTTTGCGATCTGGTCTACGCATCTATGAGGGGCAGATATTCCGCATCGAGCCGGTGCGCGTGATCCCTGAGCGCATCTCGGGCATGGTGGATGATGTCGATCTACAGGGCACGGATGCGCAGCCGTTTTTCGCGTCGGTCACCTCGGATGCGCAGGTCACAGGCCAGTCTTACGTCCTCGTCGACTCGCCCGCCCTACCCCCAGGGACCACACAGATGCAGGCGCAGCAAGGGCGGCTGCGGCCCTATTTCGAGCACGTCCCCACGCTCGCGCTGATTGACTGGGAGGTCGAGACCCTTTCGCCGGCGCGCCGCGGGCAGCTCAACTATGCCGTGATCGCTGATGAGATCTATGCACCCACCGCATCGCCGTTCGCATTGCATGATCCAATCAGCAGGATCCGGGTCTGGACAACGGACGAATGGTTTGTGTTTACGCGTGGTGCGGCGGATGCCACCCACACACTCGATAGCCAGGGATCGCATTCCCTCGGGCGTGTGCCACTGGTGCCATTCTATGATCAGCGCATCGCGCCCATGCAGGGGCAGACGATCTCCGACGACATCGCACTCCAGGCCGATGCTCTGTGGCAGTACCGCAGCGTGCGCGATGAGTCGCTGTATACCCATGGGATTCAACAGCTCGTTTTGTCGTCCGATTCGGGTGATATTAAAGAGTTGGATTTTTCCGCATCGCGCGCAATCCCGATTGGCGCGAATGATACGCTCGACTATCTGCGACCCTCGGAGGTGGTCTACTCGGCCTATAGCGATGTGGCAACCGAGATCATCGAGGATGTTGCCGACTTAATCTTCGCCCGGTCGTCTCGCCAACTACCTACTGGGCAGGTGGAAAGCGCAGACAAACGGCGCAGTGACCGTGAGGAATTCGTCGCGATTCTCGAAGAGAAAGCCTCGAATTTCGAAGAGTCTGAGGCCGAGTGTTGGCGTCTCGCTAATCTGTGGGCAGGGGGTACCGATGGCGATGAGATCTCGGTCGCCTATAATCGCGACTACGAGTCAGTCGATACCCTGGCGGACGAATGGGTGCAGCGCATCGCCGAGGGTGTGGCTAGCCGGGTCGAGTGGTACCAGGAGATCCACCCGGGAGTGAGCACAGAGGATGCCGCGATCGCCGTAGCCGCGAATGCCGCACAGCGTGGGTCGCCGGTGCGCGACGTGCTCAATGGGTTGGTCTAACGATGGCTGAAAACTTTTCCGGCATTATCTCATTCACCGCATCCTCGGCAGATGAATTATCTGCCGAGTTGGTGCGCGTGAGTAAACGACTATCGCGGATACTCGACATTCAATTCGCATCCTACGATATCCGCAACGGGAGATTCTTAAGGTCGGCAGAAAATATCGGTCGACTCGTCGATGCGCGTGAGCAGGTGCAGGATGCGATTGTCGAATCGGGCTACCCTAAGGCAATCAAAAAATACGTCGCAAAGGTTCCCGGTTTACAGGCCAAAGTACTCTACGCATGGCGCAACCTTGGATTGCAGCCTGCATTCCGCACGGTGGACATTGAGGCAATCAAAATCATTCGCGGCGCCGTTCTCGACACATTCGCCAACATCTCCGATCAGGGCGCCGATATCATCCGCAGCAATCTCATCCAGGCCGTGACGAGTGGGAGAAGTTACCGCGAGTTCAGTGACGAGCTCACCGACTTCCTGCGCGGGTCTGGCGACCTGCGGGACCAGGCGGGCGCCGGGATGTTCCGACACGCGAATACTCTGGCGCAGACGGCTATGGACCAACTCTCGGCCACCATGGACGCGCAGCTCGCCGAGGTTGCGGGAGTCGAGAAATTCCGATATGTCGGTGGGATCATCAAAACGACACGTGAATTTTGCCGACACCTCAATGGCAAGATTCTTACGCGCGATCAAATTGACGCCCTCGACAATGGCCAGACCGGCACGGGTAGCGTGCTCGTCTCACGTGGCGGGTGGAACTGTAGACATCGGTGGCTGCCGGTAGTAGAGACATAAGCGATGCCCCATAAACTCAACGCGAAATCGGTGCCCATTGCGTCGGCTCTGGCGGCTGCGGCGGCGTCCATCATGGAATGGTTCGTGCCCCGCGCATTCCCCGATGCGGGCGGTGTGGCGCGATCGCGGACCGGCACTCCGGCAAAATCATTGACCGAGCAGTACCGACGCTATAAATCCGGGACCGTAGTCTACAGCTCACCGCGCGCGGCGAAATCGGCGAAATCCAGACGGTCCGCGCATCCCGGGGCAGGTCCACTGGTCGAGGGTCGTCGACTCACGCCGCGGTCCTCGACGCCGGATGCGCGACTCACCGATAAAACAGCCAAAGAATTCGGTGTCGTGCGCACCGGAAAAAACTACGTAACGATGGGCTGGCGCAGCTCACGAGGGAAAACGGTGGCCGCATCACTACAGCAGCGTAATAAGATGCTACCGATCTCGGCTTCCGAGAAAGAGCATGTCCGTGTTGCGGTATCCCATATACTCACCCCGTGGATTCGTAGTGTGAAAATTACCGGTAGCGTTGACATTAGTCTCTAACGGTCATTGACAGATTACCCATTCACTTCTAGCCTACAGATCACATGGCCGACGAACAGCAAAAGAATGAGAGCACCGATGAGAGCACGGTGAAGCTGCGCCCTGGGCAGGCCATTGTGGATGCCGAGGAATTCCAGCGCGCCAAGCGGCAGGCTATCGGCCGCAAAGAAATGCTTCGAAAGGTGCTCGGCGCCGATGCCGACGTCGACGCGGCCAATGTAGATGAGGTGGTGTCGCGTCTCGCGAAGCTCGCGGCTCTGGAGGTCGCGCAAAAAGAGGAAGAGGGTAAATATCAGGAGCTGATCCTCGCAGAGCGGACGCGGCGCGAGGCCGCAGAATCGAAGGTGGCGGAAACGCAAGCGGCGTGGGAACACGAGAGACTATCGTCTGCCGTGGTCGCCGCTGCAGTACAGGCCGGGGCGATCAACCCCGAGCAGGTGGTCGCGATTTATGGTGGGTCAGCCAAGATCGTCGACGGGAAATTGGTAGAGGCGAAATCGGGTGTCGATTTCGCGGCGCACCTTGCCGATCAGGCAGCGGGCGCAGGGGCCAATCTATTCCGAGCCAAGGGCCGATCCGGGGCGGGTACGCCTCCGGGTGGCACGCAGGGCTCGACGGTTGGCACCGAGTTTTCCAATCTCTCGCCGGCAATGCAATCCCAGATCGCGAGTCTGAGGAGTGCCGGCGCCCTTTAAGGGGACGCAATGGCTGTCACCACTAGCACCACCGTTACTGAATCCATTCCGATCATTCTGTCGCAGGCGATGATCTCGGCGGTACAGACCGAGGTCATGTTGCCCCTGGTCTTTCTCGAGACGGGTCTAGTCGGCGGCGCGGGTCTCGTCGTCCAGGTTCCTGGATTCGCCACGTCCACGGTCGCCGATGACTATACCGAGGCGGCCGATTACACGACCACGTTCACGCTCGATACGGGGTCCGGCGCGAGCAACATCACCGCCGGGACGATCATCAAGCGCGTCGATATCAAAGATCTCGCGCAGATGGGCTCGCGCGAGAATCTCACCACGGTCGCCGGGACGATCCTCGGCCAGGGCCTCGGACTCAAGCGGGACGCGGATCTCACCGCGTATTTTTCCGGATTCTCGCAGACGGCCGCGGGCGCGGGTACGACCCTCGGCGAGGATGATCTGATCGCGGCTCGCAATTTCTTGGAAAAGGCGTTTGCACCCAAGCCTTACAATTGCGTGCTGCATCCCGATCAGTACTGGAGCGCCAAGGGGATTTGGGCGCTCGTCAAGGGCGCTGCGACCGGTGGCGGATTCATGACGTCCGGCAGCGGTACCGTAGGCGAAGAGATGAACCTTAACGGGTTCGTTTCGACGGCGCTTGGCCTCACGTTTTATGTCGACTCGACGATCAATAATAACGTCGGGGGTCTCGGTGATGCTGCGGGTGGGGTGTTCTCGCGAGAGGCGATTGAGTACGTCGCCAAAGCGGGCATCAACATCGAGCAGCAGCGCGACGCTTCGGCGCAGTTGACCGAGCTCATTGGGACGATCACCAAAGGCGATGGCGAGAGGCGCGATACGTTTGGCGTTTATGTGCTGTCTGATGTTGCGTAATAAGTTTACTCAAGGCCGCACCGGGGATGCCCGGTGCGGCCTAAATACAGGATCGAATTATGGCGCTCGACTATGGCCCAGGTTCAGACGTAATCGATAAAGATACCGGAAAGTCAACGCGGCCACGTGTCCAAATGGTGAGACATGATGCGCGCGGGAATCTGTCGCTGGCGGGTCCATTCCCTGCAGAGCAGATCCAGAGATATCTCGCTAGGGGATTCCGAGTGTGGAATGGCGAGCCGCTGCCGAATGTCCCGCGTAGCGAGTCCCCACGCGCCGCGACACAGCAGGCCGCCGAGGCCCTGGTGGCGATGCTCGCTGCAGCGCCACAGCGCAAGCCGGGGCGACCCACAAAGAAGAACCCACCGGAGGATGAGCATGCTGATCACGGGCTCGGTCCAGTGCCCGCTTAACGTGCGGGTCGGGCCGGATGGGTCGCGCGAATATATGCGACTTTCGCGTGCTGACGCGCGGCGATTTACGTTTAATCGAAACTCGCGCACGTGCGAGCGATGTGGCGCCTGTTTCGAGGGGACGGGAATCGTGAATCGATCGCGCGCGGATGGCCAACAGTTCTGGCCGGATCCGGGGCATGAGAAAATCTACGAGGGCGCACCGGGGGAATTCTGATGGGCCTAACTCATGCGGTCGATGATGCCTACCTGCGGCAGCTATTGCCGACGATAGACGACTATCTGTGGGCATCCCAGGTCGATTATTCCACGCAAATCAATGTCGCGTTCCGACTCATGCGTGATGAGCTGATCGAGTCCGGGATCGACGTCAACCGTATTCCCGGAGCGGCTAACGTCACCCCGCAAATTAACGGTATCGGCACCACTGGCTCTTTCGACATCACCGTAACGTCAACGGCTGGATATACCGCTGCGAGAATTTATCGGATCTCTCAGGGGAATCTTGTCGAGTATCTCTACTGCACTGCATTGACGCCCACGGTCATTACATTCTCCGAATCGCTGGCCAATACCTACACCGCGGCGACTGTAGAGGATGGATGGGTTGAGGATGCCTTCGATCTGCCGCTCGCGGAATTATCTCTGTCACTCATTGCCAGAGCAATGATCCGCGAGCCAGGTGATCGTAACGATATGCTAAGCGTACGATTCCACGAGTCCTATAGGGCGCACCTTGCGGCCGCGCGATTCGCCTACGACCTCAACGCCAATCATGTCATTTCCACCTCCGAGGTTGGGTCGCGGTCCACCGTGGGCAGCATCCCAATTTACCGATGACTTCACAGCAAGCCATCGTGGCCATCGAGGATGTGCTCGACG